GGCAAGGATCGCCGAGCTTGAAGGAGCTGTAACTATCGTAGTTCAGTTCAACACAGACGGTGGCTCATCAGCTCCAGCCGCACAGACAATACTCTATAATACAGCAGCTACACAGCCAGCTAATCCTACTAAATCAGGTAAAGTATTCGATGGCTGGTTCTTACCAGAAGCAACAACGGCATTTGTATTTACTACAAAGCTGAAGAAAAATGTAACTCTTAAAGCTCATTGGAGCGACGCAGAATAGTATAAGGAGGCACGCTATGGCTTGTGGCGGAAAGAAAAAGAAGTAATCTCTTCTAACTAGGAGGTTAAACATGGATATACAAGTAACTGAAAAGCAAAGGCTGTTCATGGACGCCAAAGAGGATGAAGTCCTATATGGCGGAGCAGCCGGGGGCGGAAAGTCCTATGTTCAGCTTATAGACAATCTTGTGTATGCTATAACCTATCCGGGTATTAAACAGCTTATATTGCGTCGTACGTTCCCAGAACTTGAGCGTTCTCTGATACGTACGATGCTTGAGCTATACCCAAAAGAGGTATATAGCTACCATCAGTCTAAGCATACACTAACATTTAATAATGGCTCGCTGACCGACTTCGGATTCTGCGACGCTGAGAACGATGTATACAAATATCAGTCGAGTGAGTATGACGTAATACGCCTCGACGAGTGCACGCACTTTAGCGGTACGATGTACGAGTATCTTCGTACTCGTATAAGAGGCGCCAACGATTTCCCTAAGCAGACTAAATGTTCTACTAACCCTGGGAACGTAGGCCACCAATACTTTAAGAATAGGTTCATAGATGTCTGTGTTCCTATGAAAACTTACGAGATAGAGAACCCAAGAACACACAAAATGTCTACAAGGCTCTTTATCCCGTCAAGGGTTTACGATAATAAATTCCTCATGGAGAAAGACCCGGAGTATATTGAAAGACTCGAGGGAATGGATAATGAGGAAGAGCGTAAAGCTCTGCTCGACGGCTCTTGGGATATCTACGAAGGCCAGATGTTCAGAGAGTTTAGTAGGGATGTTCACGTTATTAAGTCTCTGCCTGAGAGGGATAAGTCATGGCGAATCTATTTTACTATGGACTATGGACTCGATATGACGGCAGGGCTGTTTATAGCGGTAGACAATCACGATAGATACTATGTACTAGGCGAGGTGTACCAGCCAGACTTAGTAATATCGGACGCATGCGCTCTTATTAAGAAGAAACAAAGAGAGCTGAAGATAGATAAGGTCGACGAGTATCTTGCTCCTTCAGATCTTTGGGCTAGACGTCAGGAGACTGGCAGGTCAGTAGCCGATATATTTAGAGAGAACGGAATAGTTCTCAGAAAAACAAGCCGAGACCGTATAGACGGTTGGGCGGCGGTAAAAGAAGCTGTTAAACCATTTAAGGATGAGCAGGGCGTAACAATCGCTAAGTTAAGAATATATGAGGAGTGTGTCAATCTTATAAGAACACTTCCTGCGATTCAGTATGACGAGCGAAGACCAGGTGATGCGGCAACGCAACCACACGAGCTTACCCATATGCCCGATGCTTTAAGATACTTCTGCGTATATAGGTATAGAGCTAATAGAGAATTATCTAAGCCTATGGACGATAAAGCAGACCTTGAGTACAGGAAGTTTAACAGTAATAGTATGTACGACATATACGGAGGTAAACATGGAGACGACTCTGATTATTATAATTCTACTACTAATTGGAGTTTTTAATTTACTCACTCTCGGGGTGCTGACAATACTCTTGCTCAGAACGTCAGACTCTCCTTATCTAAAAAAGCCTACAGAAAAAGCAGCGCCCCAACCTTTAATCGATAAGAGCGAAGACGAAGCAGAGCGTCGTAAGAGAAAAGCTTACGAGGATCAGTTATCCGCTATAAACGAGATGCTGAATTACAACTCCGACGTAGCATATGGTATTAAACCGAACGACAAATATTAAACAGCTTGTTAACGAGTAGATAGGGTAGCTCCCGAACGCAGAAACTTTCCGCTGCTTCTACTCGTTTTCATTTGGAAAGATTACGGAGGAAAGCGTAATGGAAGAAAGAAACTACACAGTATACTGTCACACTAATCAGGTTAATGGTAAGAAATACGTTGGTATAACAGGTGGTAGCCCAACAAAACGGTGGAATAAAGGGAGCGGATACCACGAAGGCTCTTGTTTTAGAAACGCCATAGACAAATATGGGTGGGATGCATTTACGCACGATATACTGGAAACAAATCTTACTAAAGAGATAGCGGAATTAAGAGAGCAGCACTATATAGCAACATTAGATACGATATCCCCTAATGGATATAATCTGTCGTCAGGAGGAAATATAGGAACGTCTCTTAGTGTGGAAGCTAGAAAGAAGATAAGTGACAAAGCTAAAACTAGAGTTGTGTCAGAAGAAACACGACAAAAGTTACGCGAAAAAATGCGAGGAAGAGTTATAAGTGAGCACACGAAGTATCTTATGTCTAAAGCAGCGAAAGGCCGAAAAGTTAGCGATTCCACAAGAGAGAAGTTAAGGCAAGCTAATCTAGGTAAAAAAGCTTCAGAAGAAGCTAGACGAAAAATGAGCGAAGCTGGATATAAACACCCCGTGATTTGTATAGAGCTTAATAAGGAATTTAAATCAGTTAGGGATGCCGCTAAATACATAGGTCGACATGAGTGCGGTATACACAATGCGTGCTCTGGTGCGCAGAAAAGATGCGGTGGATATCACTGGAGATATAAGGAATAACAACCATGGAAGAAAGAAAATGCACTGAAGTTTGGCAGAAGTATGAGCGAGGAAAACAGTTTAACATGTCGCTCACACCAAACTACTATGATTTGTGTAATACAAATGTAGAGTTTTTCTGCGGAAATCAATGGAAGTGTCTGAGCAACAGCGGAGCTATGGCAAGTCTGCCAAAGCCTGTGTTTAATATTATTAAGCGAATAGGCTCGCTGTTCGTAGCCTCCTTGACATCAAGTTCAACCAAGGTAAGCTACGAGCCGCTAGCTAATAGAAGCGATGTTCAACTCGGGGACGCCCCGGAGGGAGGAGTTCAGGGGAAGGCAAGACAGATAATCGACGACAAGGAAGCCGTTACCGCATCTGAGATGGCTACATCTGAAGTGGCAAATCTGTTCGACAAGCTTGGAATGGACTACAAGATTAGAGAAGCTCTAATGGACGGAATCCAGACAGGCGATTATTGCGCACATTTCTATTGGAAAGCAGATGCAAAACCGTTTGGCGGAAACTATAGCGCCTATAGAGGCGAGATAAAGATGGAGCTTGTCGACGGCGTGAACGTAATGTTCAGCAATCCGAACAACAGAAACGTCGAAGACCAGAGCTACATCATCATTATCGGACGCGATACAGTAAAGAATCTCAGACGCGAATATAAAATGCATCATAAGGGCAAGGATATTGGCGTAGACCAAATAATGCCAGACACAGACTACCAGTACCAAATAGGTGATGGCGGTCATACAGAGCTTATGATGGGCGAAGATGACAAGTCCGGCAAGGCCTTGTTCATGTATTACTATAAAAAGAAAACAGAGAAAGTTGCTCTTAAGAACGAAGACGGAACTCCTAAGACGATTAGGAAGATAGGAGCAGACGGAAAGCCAGTTCAGAAGAAATTAGAGGATGGATTCCCTGTAACAGATTTAGACGGAAATCCAATATACGAGGAAGAACAGGCGTATGATTACAGAACAACAGTGTGGGTATCAAAGCACACCAAGTTTGTTGATATATTCGACCCGATAGACACTGGCCTCTCATACTACCCAATTGCGTTCGGCAACTGGCAGCAACAGAAGAACTGCTATCACGGAAGAGCGCTTGTAACAGAGATCATACCAAATCAGATTTACATCAACTCGATGTTTGCCCTCGTTATGCGCCATCTCCAGTTGCAGGGATTCCCAAAGACTTTATACGATGGTAACGTAATTGGACAGTGGTCGAATGAAATCGGCCAGGCCATCGCTGTATACGACTTACCACCGGACAAGCGTATGAGCGACCTGCATTCTGTTATTCAACCAGCAGACATGTCTACGC